TGATTTGCGTTTGGATTTTTTTCGCACAATGTCCAGCAAACTGCATGCCGGACCGTGCAGGATTTCTAGATCTTTGTTGACAAAAGTGCGTAAGGTGTAGCGGAACTGTTCCCAGTCATTGCGCAGGAATATGTTGATGGGGATTGAGCGATTGCTCTCCCACCACCATGTGCTGGCCAGTTCTAAAAACAGAATCTTGGAATTCTGATCCACCACAGTCCCAAAATCGTAGATCGTGGTCACAATGTCATCTCTGTTTTGCACAATGCCCACGTATTCTGTGTTGGCGTACACACAGAGTGTGATAAAGGGATATTTTTCTGTCAATTTTTCAAATATATTGTTACCCATGCCGCGTCTATTTTAATTCTTACTAAATATAGGTGTAGTTCGCGATACTGGAAATATCCAACTACTCTATGATTGAAAGGAATCACAGCATGACTACTTATACCAGAAACAGTCCGCCGGTTGGATACTATGTATACGCTTACCTGAGAGAAGATGCCACGCCTTACTACATTGGAAAAGGCACAGGATCACGTGCATGGGCAGATCATAATTTAATCGCTGTTCCACCAAACAACAGAATAGTAATAGTTGAACAAAATCTAACAGATCTTGGTGCCCTAGCGATTGAAAGACGACTAATACGCTGGTACGGCAGAAAAAATATTAAGACAGGAATTTTACGAAATTTCACAGACGGAGGAGATGGATCTGAAGGAAGAATAACGTCGGACACCACAAAACAAAAAATCACTAGTGCAAAATCTGGCAAGAAACGAACAGATACTGTTTGGAACAAAGGTGTTAAGTATGGCCTCGAAATTAAGCGTAAACTTGATATTTCAGGATTGGCAAAAGGACAGGGGTGGAACAAGGGAAAATCACTAAGCGAAGAGCATAAAGCAAACCTCAAGAAGGCATGGGAACGACGCAAGGCAACCGCTAAATAATAGATGTATTCAACTACAGTATATCTATACCAACAAATTGTCCGGGTGCTCTTGATAGACACCAGCGGCGGTTATTTTACAAAAAGGTACGACCCAGTGTACGCAAAACAACTAACTATCAACAAGGGAGTAGACAACGTCATACTCTTTGAATTTATCAATCAAGACCAAAAGCCTGTGAACATTGCAGGTTCAAGTTTTGTTTTTCGTGTGGTAAATCAAGCCGGAGACGAACTCTTGATCACCAAGCCCATGGAAATATTGAGTTCGACCCTGGGCAGAGTCAAGGTGGTTCTCAACAACGAAGACACCATCAATATCCAAGCACAGCCTGCCAGTTACAGCATACAACGCACAGCCGGCAACTATGTGCAGGCAGCATATACCGATGCCAACTCGCAAGCACGAGCAGATTGTAACATTGTGGATTCGGTGTTGCCGCAACATATACCGGCCGCGGAATGCACGGTGCCTGACATGTATGGAAAAAACAATTACTTTGGAGTGGGCCCAACACAATGGCCAGATTGGGCATTGACTCCACAGCCACAAAACGCCATTCAAATGACCGAATTCTACTCCAGTTACATGCCCACCAACGGTGCAAGTTTGACCACAGTCAAGTATGATCTTGTGACCTATACTGGTACTGTAAAAGTACAGGCCGCACAAAACTACGAATCAGTTTGGTATGATGTAACAGAGTCAAGACAGTATCTCAGTGAGACTGTGAGCGATTATTTCAATGTTGTGGGATTCCATCCCTTGTTACGCCTGGCGTTCAACAACTCCATTGGTTACGGTGCTCAAGCCAATGTTGTGGTTTCTAACGGAGTGGTGACTTCGATCAACATAACCAATGCTGGTGTGCAATATGTTGCACCACCATTTATCCAAATCTTGGGCAACGGTGCGGGAGCCCGAGCAACCTGTACAATTGATCCCAACGGTGGTGTGGCATCGGTAACAATCACCAATGGTGGTTCCGGATATTTGCCAATTCAATTTCAAAGCAACATATCTGCCACCGCACTTTTTACCAATGGTTTGGTCCAAAACGTTCAATATCGTTGATTTAGTGTAGCTGATCTGTTACACTAACAAGATGCTTGACATCCTTGCTTATCTGCCTGCCAAAAGAAAACCCAGCCCTCAAGGCTGGCTGAGTTTCAATGCAGTTTGTTGTCAGCACAATGGACAAAGTCCAGACCGCCGCGGACGTGGTGGCATCAAGGTCACAGAATCGGGTTGGAGCTATCACTGCTTCAACTGTGCTTACACTGCCAGTTTCACACTGGGTCGCACACTCAGCTTCAAGGCACGCAGACTTCTTGGGTGGATGGGTGTGCCAGACAATGAGATTGAAATGCTCAATCTTGAAAGCCTACGTCATCGCAACATGCACGGCATCCTGGAAGATCGTCAACGTGTTGCCAACATAGTTTCAGGAATTGAGTTTGCGGAGTCAGATGACTTCCCGCCATACACAGAAGTGGTCACACCTGAATTTCCTTTGTATTGGAATTATATTCGTCAGCGTCGAGTGCCCGAAGACTTTCCAGTGATGACATCGATCAAAACTGATGGTGCAAATTGGACTAGACCCTATGTGTTGATTCCGTTTACATATGACAATCAAGTAATAGGCTGGACTGCTAGATTTTTAGATAACAAGATTCCCAAGTATATCAATCACAGTCAACCCGGCTATGTGTTTGGCACAGATCTGCAACAGCCCGACTGGCGATATGTGATTGTCACAGAAGGCATTTTTGATGCACTCAGCATTGGTGGACTTGCACTGATGCACAACACCATCAGCGATGGCCAAGCAAAACTAATTCGCAGTCTGGGTCGAGAAGTCATTGTTGTGCCTGATCAGGACCTGCCCGGTACTGAATTGATTGATCGTGCAGTTGAACTAGGATACAGCGTGAGCATTCCGGCCTGGCCCGATCATGTCAAGGATGTCAACGATGCCGTGATAGAATATGGTCGACTTGGAGCCTTGCTAACTATAATGGCAGCACGAGAAACCAGCAGAATTAAAATTGAAATAAGGAAGAAGCAACTTGTTAAAAGAATACGGACTTGATGTCCAACGACTGTTTCTAGAAATGATGTTGGAGGACGCACAAAGTTATGTGCGTGTTCAAAACATCTACAACCCGCAGAACTTTGATAGAAGTTTGAGACCTGCCGCTGAGTTTGTCAAAGAACACAGCGACAAGTTCAAGACCATGCCGGATCGCGCACAGATTGCGGCTGCCACAGGCATCAAACTACAGTCTGTGCCGGACTTGAACGAGGGGCACTTTGACTGGTTCATGAACGAATTTGAAGCATTTACCAAACGTCAAGAACTAGAACGTGCAATTTTGAAATCTGCAGACTTGCTGGAAAAAGGCGACTTTGAACCAGTTGAAAAACTCATCAAAGATGCAGTGCAAATATCACTCACCAAAGACATGGGCACAGACTACTTTGCTGACCCTGCAGCTCGCATCAACAAGTATTTCAACTCGGGCGGCCAAGTATCAACGGGCTGGCCGCAACTGGACAGATTGCTGTATGGTGGATTCAGTCGTGGTGAGCTCAACATCTTTGCAGGCGGATCGGGTTCAGGTAAATCCTTGGTCATGATGAACATTGCACTGAACTGGTTACAACAAGGATTGAGTGGGGTGTACATTACACTGGAACTGTCAGAAGAACTCACAAGTTTACGAACAGATGCCATGTTGACCAATATGAGCACCAAGGACATTCGTCGAGACATTGACACAACAGAACTCAAGGTCAAACTTGTGGCCAAGAAGTCTGGACAGTATCGTGTGAAAGCACTGCCGGCACAAAGCAACATCAATGATATTCGCAGCTACATCAAGGAAGTACAGATTCAAACAGGAATCCGTGTGGACTTTATCATGGTGGACTATCTGGACTTGTTGATGCCGGTGAGTGCCAAGGTTTCGCCCAATGACCTGTTTGTGAAAGACAAGTATGTTTCGGAAGAACTACGTAACTTGGCCAAAGAGCTAGGGTTGTTGATGGTTACTGCGTCGCAGTTGAACCGTAGTGCAGTGGAAGAAATTGAATTTGACCACAGCCATATTTCAGGTGGTATCTCCAAGATTAACACAGCAGACAACGTGTTTGGTATTTTTACAAGTCGTGCCATGAAAGAGCGCGGCAAGTATCAGATCCAGTGCATGAAGAGTCGTAGTTCAACAGGTGTTGGGCAAAAGATTGACCTGGAATACAATATTGAAACCATGCGTATCACAGACGAAGGCGGCGATGAAGGGACAGGTTACCAGAAGCCACAAAGCAGCATCATGGATTCAATCAAGGCTCGGAGTCAGGTCAAGACTGCCGATACCACAGAAGATAGCACACCTACTCAGTGGGAAAAGCCGATTGGTGGAACTCATGCATGGGACAAACCAATGGCCAAACTTGATGACAGCCCAAAAGTAACAGCAGATGTTCAAAGTGCAAAACTAAAACAATTGTTAGGACAAATTAGATCATCACAATGACATGTATTGATATTTTTAAAAATATAAACATTGTTGTTCAACAAAACAAATTAGCACTTTCGCCGTGTTGTATTTCGCCAGCTCGCCCAACAGAATTTATTGATTTTGCAAACAACAAATATCTTGTTGGGTTACGTGATGAAATGAACCGTGGGCAATTTCCAACAGCATGTAGCAGTTGTAAAAATGCTGAAGATTCTGGATTGGATAGTAGACGAAAAGGTAGTAATGCGTGGTACACTGCACAGGGTATTAACAACAATACAGTTGAGTTAGTCCGCATGGATTACTGGACTGGCGATACGTGCAATTTGGCTTGTGTGATATGCGGTCCAGACAACAGTAGTACTTGGAAACAAGAACTCGGTCTTCCTGTTGAGTTAAAAAAAGTAGTCAGCAATCAGTTTTGGAAAACTCTTGATCTCAGTAAGATAAAATTTATACATTTCAACGGTGGGGAACCGTTGTTGAGCAAAGAACATGTAAAATTTTTACATGCGGTTGAAAACAAAAATCAAGTACATCTAAATTACAACACCAATGGTACAATACTACCAAGCGAAGAGTTATTAAACTTATGGGAACAATTCCGTTTAGTGCAGGTTGATTTTAGTATTGATGACATCGGAGAACGATTTGAATACCAACGATTTCCTGCAAAGTGGAATCAAGTAGCTTCTAATTTGCAATGGTACATTGATAACGCACCGCATAATTGTATGTTTGCAGTTAACACATCAGTTGGCATTTTAAATCACAGCAATTTGCAATTGTTAACAGCATGGCTGCAAACTAACTTTCACACCACTAGGTTTACAGATCCTATAGAGCATAGACAGCAACTAACCATGGGAATATTTGCGTTACAAGATGCAGATAAAAGAAAGTCCAGGATAGAAATTATCCTGGACCAGATTGATCAAAGACGTGGCACAAACTGGCGTGCTACATTTCCAGAATTAGTTTAAGCAGCTACACCTTTGATCACAACAAAGTTGAACACAGGTGCGTCAGATGCTGTGCCGCTCACAGAAGAAAATGTGATTCTAAAACTTCCATCTGCTACAGCAGTCACAAATGTCAGGTACGTGTTGGTACCTGATTTTTGATTCACAATCACAGTGTCAGTGGCAGCAACCAAGGTGTTGGTCACAGTAAAACTGGTGTATGCCGAAGTACCAGCAGCAGTGAACAAGGTAATAGCACCTGAACGTTTGCTGAGTGTGACTCCTGTGGTGCGACTGGTACCTTGAGTTACTGTACCACCAGCACCGGCAGCGTAACCAACAGCAGTTCCTGCATCAGCCAACAACGGACGATTGAGATCATAAATGGTGATTGTGGTGCCACCGTCTACACTGCTGAAACCAAATCTAAACGTTCCTGTGACGCCAAAGGTCAGTACATTGCTGCTCAAACCTTGTACGCCGGCAGTGCCCAGGCTCACTGCCGCAGGCAATGTCACGGTGTAGGCAGTGTTGGTAACAACAAAGTCAACGTATAGCATGCCAGCAGAACCTGTGGCCGGCCAGTTTGAAAAGCTCAAGCTCACATTGGCAGTTGGCGCAATCAACTGATACTGTGCAGCACTGTAGTCCACTGTGATCGACCCCGCAGTGGTGGTTTGTTGTAGATATGTGCAACTTACATCATTTAATTTAACGGCGTATATTAAGTTATCCGCCATGTTGTTGTCCAGTGTGGTACCTGTAAGCGCAGCCTTGAAAACGCCTTTGTTTTCCAAGTCAGTGATTTCCGTAGCAGCAATTTGAAAGTTGGTTTTGGTGTTTGTAAAATTGTCTCTAAAACCTTGGGTGTTGTTCTGTTGGCCAGCCACGGGATATGTGCCGTCTATGTTGTTGGGGTTGATTTGACTTGTCATAGATATTCCTGTATAGTAGATATTTATTCTAGCCTGTTGTACACTAAATAATCCAAAGGCCCAGATCGAATGCAGAAAAAGACCCGAAGTTTACTTGAAGAACTGGATTCAATGTATGTAGAGCGTGACCGACGCCTGATCATTGAAACCCGAGCTGACAGTGTGATTGCAAGTGCCATAAGACTAATTGAACAGATAGAATCTGAATTTGGTCCCGAGCAAGCAGAGAACCTCACAAGAAAATTGCTCAATGCAATACGCACCAAAGATGCCGGTAAATTTTCACGATCTGTTAGGAGAACAAATGCAGATACATGAAATAACACACAAGCGGGTTGACGAAGCCATGCTCGGCGTTGCTGGTGCAATTGGCAGACAGATATCGGGAGCTTTGCAGAGAAAAGCCTTTGGTGGGGTAATAAGTCCAACTGGTGGTGCCACCATGGATCGTGCTCAGGCACTAAAATTGGGGCAACAACTAGCAAACACACTGACGCCTGTGATGATGAAACAATGGGGCGCTGCTGTGCAGGCTGCCATGGCAAATAGCAAGAATCCCACCACCGGTGCTCCTGTTACCAGCGTGGCTGAGTTGACCCCGGACAGCAGAAACACTCTAAAAGCCGAGTTAGATGCCATGATCAGTCAAGCCATTCAACCTCGTGGTGGATTTGACTACAACAACTTAAAAAATTCCGCAGCAAAAGATACACTGTCACAAAATCAAGCCCAAGCCGTTACCGACAAAATCAGTCAGGCAGCGGATCAAATATTCAAAGCCACTGTGGACCCTGCAGCCGGAATCAACACGGCACAAGCCTGGAAAAGTCTCGTGCAGGATGGAATTGCTGCGGCGCAAGGCATAATAGCTTTTGAAGCCGGCGGCGGCTCCGGCGATGCAGCAGCAAAAACCAGAATGGATACTGATGATATGGGACGAATGATAATCAGCATCAAGGGAGGTCCTTTCCAACTCTATGACAACAGTAACCCTCAACACAAGGCTGCTGCTCAAGCCGCAGGGATACCAGTCTCATGATGAAATTACTAGAAGGCGGCAACGTTTTTAAAAATGCCGACGGTTCACCGGCAACTCGTCGTATCCGTCAGGCCGAGATCCCTGGCACTGTGGCCTGGCTGGAGAAGCTAACCGGCCTGGATTTGTCAAAAGAAAAAGACGAAAACGGTGTTCCCATCAAGTGGTTGGGATCAACTGGTAAAAAGCCCGATTCAGGCGACCTAGATCTTGCAGTGGATGCCAACGAAATTACCAAGGCCGAACTCAAGGGCCGACTGGATGCCTGGGCCACAAAGCACAAACAGGATCCCCGAGACTGGTGTAGACTCACAGGCGAAGCTGTGCATTTCAAAACACCCATACAAGGTGATCCCAAGAGTGGTTATGCACAAACAGATTTCATGTTCATGCCCAATTTGGAATGGGGTACATTCTGGTTGGGCAGTGCACCTGGTTCAGCCTACAAAGGCGTGTTCCGCAATGTGTTGATGAGCAGTATTGCCAAGTCCCTGGGACTCAAAGCATCGGCTAAAGGTATCACAAGTCGCCAAACTGATCGCCTGGTCACCATGGATCCAGACGAGGCCGCAGGCCTATTGTTGAGCCCTGGACTCAAACGCAACCAACTGATGTCAGTCGAAAGCATCTACAAAGCCTTGGCCATGGATCCTGATCGTGACGCCAAATTGGCAGACTTCCGTGATTATATTGCACGTGAAGGCGTCAAAGAGCCTGAACTTGGTGTGGCGGAAAGTGATGTCAGCTTCCTGGCACGTCTGCGTGATCGCATTGTCAACAAAGGTTATGTTGCCCTGGTGGAAGCCGAACAAGCCGGTGTTGGCGGCAGAGCCAAAGGCATTGAACACCTGGAAGATCTTGTGTTCCGCCGTGGCACACAAGGCATCCGAGATGCTCTTGCTATTGTGCAACATGCCACAGAACAACCTAAAACAACCACAGCCAAATGGGACGGCAAACCTGCTGTGATATTTGGACGCAAGCCCAGTACCGGAGAGTTTGTGCTCACAGATGGTGCAGGTTTTGAAGCCAAGGGTTACGATGGACTGGCCACCAGTCCCCAAATGATGGCAGATATACAAAGCAAACGTTCGGGTGACAGAACTGAATTGATACAGATTTACTCCACGTTGTTCCCAATACTGGAAGCATCGTTGCCGCCCAACTTTCGCGGATATGTCAAAGGTGATTTGTTGTACATGGACACACCACCCTTGATTTCCGGCAACTATGTTTTCCAGCCCAACACTGTGGAATACAAGATTCCCGCAAAGTCTGCGCTGGGTCAGCGCATTGGCAACAGCAAGATTGGCATTGCCATACACTCGATGTATGCTGATCAAGGTGATGAACGCCAACCGCTCAGCGGCGTGGGGTTTAACGAAGTTCCTGGCTTGATGTTAGAAAAGCCAGCAAGCCCCCGGCAACTACAAACTGAAACCAACACAGAGAAACAACTCAAACAGCTGATCAAAACTCATGGACGAGACATTGATGTGTTGTTCAACCCTGCTGAATTACGAGCACACAAGATCACAGATCTAGCCAAACTGTGTGTGGATTTTATCAACACCAAGGTAGGCTCACCGCTCAACGGTGCTACACTATTGCCTGAGTTTGGAGATTGGTTGCAGACCAAGGTAACGCCACAAAAGTTCCGAAATATTGTGGAATATCTAAACAGCCCTACATCTAATACCCCAGCCCTGGCGGCAGCATTCACTGCATTTGTACTGCTGCATGATTTAAAAATGCACATTTTACGCCAAGCAGACACAGAGCACCCGGGACAAGAAGGCTGGGTCATGGCCACTCCTGCTGGCTACGCCAAAGCGGTAAATAGGTTTGATCCCCAAGCATTTGCAGCTCAAAATCGTCAGAGAAACAATCCGCAACAGGCGTGATTTTTCCAAACTGGCTAAATAAAAGCAGACCCGCTGAGGTCACTAACTTAAAGGAAAATTAAAATGGCAACATTTACAAGAGTAAACGGTACTACACAACCAGTATTTGCACTGGACGTAGCAAACGGTTCTATCGCTGGTACAGCTAACGTTGCGGCCCAAGGCCCAGTGATGTTGTCTGGCCCCAAGCTGGACTTCTTCAGCTTGACAGCCAACGCAGCACTCACAAACGCTGGTAACGTCAATGGTTATCTGAACAACGTGTTCCAGGCTATCCAGTCTGGCGCAGGCATTGTTGACGGTGGCGCTGGTGGAACAATTGCGTTCTACGACATTGGACCTGCAGCAGGTTTGATCAGCTTGGCTATCTACCCAAGTGGTGCTTATACAACAGCAACATTGGTAGCGGCAGCTCAAACAGCCAACGCAACTGGTGGTTTGAACATTGGTATCCCAACTGGTAACGTTTCCAACGTTGCTACATTCACTGGCTTGCAGACCTAATAACTAATTTTAGGTTAATAACACCCTGGAGGTAAAAACTCCAGGGTTTCTTTTTGGCATTAAATAATCCTAGCATGAAAATCATATGCCGAACCTTTTTTGATTGCAGCGCCACTGGTGTAACCGGACATTTCAGATCCAGCGAAATACCGTTTGTGGATCAGGCGGGTCAACAGATAAAAAATCAACAAGATTGGAATCACTCGCGTAATCAACAACGCAATTGGGAAACCTTGTTGCAACTCATCAGCCTGCGAACACAACCTGTGGATATCACTATTCCTGTGCAACAAAACGGCATTTGGGAATTTGAATTCAAAAGTGAATCTCAAGGTGTGTTTGAAGTTTACAACAATCCTGATCTCTTGGCTGGGCTAAAAACTGATTGTGAAGGCGTTCCTATGATGTTGAATCTCAAAGAACAACCCGAGTTATCTCCCACTATAACCACCAACGGTGATGATCAAAATATTTGGTTCACTGCGGTAAATACATCATTGGAGTAACCATGGTTGATACCACCGACATCGAAAAGAAAAGTCTAGAAGCGCATGTAGAGCTCTGCGCCGAGCGTTATAAGTTTTTAGAAACCAAACTTGACTCAGTTGAGGAAAAAATAGTTGCCGTAGCCGAATCAGTTGCCACAGTAAAAAGCACAGTTGATGTCATGGCAACAAAAAATAATGATCGACTCATACAGTGGGGTGTTGGCATCATCGGGTTCTTGGTGGCCACTGTGGCTTACCTAGTGAACCAATACGTATTCAAATGAACAAAGAACAAAAGCTTGAACAGTGGGCTGAACGTGAACTAAAACGTAATTTACCGTCCATCATTCTAGAAGATGATAATGGTGGCGTAGTTGTGTTTGGAAAGTATTTTATTCAACCTCGTGACACAGAATATGTGGTCAGTACCTGGGATCAAGAAATAAATTGTTTCAGCAGCAAAAAAACAGCAATGAGCTGGTGCACTGCCGATCATCAAGGACACTACAAATTAAGCAATTTAATTTTGGTGTTGGACCGTAAAAAACAAACATTGGCAGCAGACATCTACTGCCGTAAAAAAATAGGCGAGCACGGCCGGCACGAAAATTTCAATGAAATAATAAACATGAAAATCCAGCCCAAGATTAACTGCTACAATGCAGTTAACTCAGAATTGGAAAAATGTGTAAATCAGGCTAAATATCTACAGATTAGAGGATTCAATAATGAAACTGCAAGAACTATCGGCCACCAAGCCAAGTAAGCAAATTGCCAAAGTATTTGAAAGTTACTTTGGTTCGCGTATTCCCTTCAACCAACTAACATCCAAACAAGCCGCTGTTATGTTGGAAAAAGTACAGGGTGTGCTCCGGGAGCATCGCTCAACGGTGGCACGTCATCACAGTGAAAAGAATCCAAAATATCTGCAACTGGTCATGATGGAACAGGCTCTTGTGGGCAGGCTCAAAGAGGCCATGGCTCCCGTGGCTGGTACCAGCGGAACTGGCGCTGTTGGTGGTGCAGCTCCTGCAGGCGGCACAGGAAGTGCAGCCCCAGCAACACCACAAGCTGCTGTGGCTGGTGGAAAGCCTGCTGTGGCTGGTGCAGTGGCAAAAGATCCCAAGTTGGCTGCGGCCCTTAAAAAGAGTAGTGCTGGTCAAAGTTTGACCCCCGAAGAACAAAAACTGGTAGCTGGCGCTGCCATGATGCAAGCTGAAAGTCGTTTACGTCGTTTCATGAAGCGTCTAAACGAGAGTGAAGTACAACAAGCTCAAGTTGTGCTGGCTGCTCAAGACATGGTTGACAAAATGCAAGGCATGTTGGAAGATGTCAGCGAATTGCAGTTCAAAGAATTACCAGCCTTGGTTGATTCGATCAAGAACCAGGTTGGTGTTGATCAAGCCAGCCAATTCAATGCAGACGCCACCGCCGCACTCACAGGCCTGTTGCAAAATATTCAAGGCGCCAAGCAACAACTTGATGCCGCCCTTGGGGTGGTAACTGGGCAAGCACCAAGTGGCGCTGCCGCTGCTGGCGCAATGGGCGCTGATATTGCTGCTGGCGCCGCTGACATGAATGCTGCTGCTGGTGACATGGCTGCTGCTGGTGACATGGGTGCCGATACTGCTTTAGATACAGCCGCTGCCGAAGCTGGCGCAGAAGCTCCTGCTGCTGCACTAGGTCGAGCCAAGAGATAATGAAAATATTTGAAGTTGATGCTGGCCAGGCACCAACTCCTGACCCAGAACAACTGTCAGGGTTGGTTCAGTTTCTCAATGGTCGAGCCAACAACACCAATGCCAAGAAAGAAATCAGCCAGGATGCATTTGTCAAACTGGCCAATGATTTAGACATCAATATAACTCCACAAAATCTAGCTGATGTTGTGAGCCAACCACCACTCAGCAACTTATTGGAACCCATGGATCCAAACACAGGTATGTTGATGTTCAAAGGTGCTGGACAACCAGATGTTGGTATGCCTGTAAATCGAGCACAGGACATTGTGGCAGCCGCAGCCAAATCAGCAGCCAAAAAAGACCGCGGGGTCTAACCAATTTAGTCAACTAATGGTTGACCTAAAACGTTAATTAGTGTATAGTCTACAAACTAAACCCTAGGAGAATCCTATGACACGCCTGGCAATTTTGTTCGCACTGTTTGCAGCCACTGCACCATCAGCAATGGCTCAATACAACAGTTTCAGCACTGTGGAGATTGTGAGAGTTGAACCACGCATGATCACCACATATCAACAACAATGTCGCGAAGTGGCTGTTCAAACTCCTGCCACTTCGGGCAATACAGCAGGCGGCGTTTTGGGAGCCATTGCAGGTGCTGCAATTGGCAACCAAATTGGTGGTGGTTCTGGTCGCGACATTGCCACAGTGGTGGGCGGTGTAGTAGGCTATCAAGCCGGACGTGGTGAATCACAGCCTGGCGGAATCAGTTATCGCACTGTGTGCGAATCTGTACCGGTTATGACACAGCGAGGCGAAACAGTGACTTTTAGATATCGCGGTCGACTATTCAGCCAGACGTTTGACTAACACAATAAACTCTATGGCCTATTCAGAAAAAGTAGTTGATCATTATGAAAATCCCAGAAACGTGGGATCGTTTTCCAAAGACGATCCCGATGTGGGCACCGGCATGGTAGGGGCACCTGCTTGCGGAGATGTAATGAAACTTCAAATAAAGGTAGACCATGATACAGGCATTATTACAGACGCTCGCTTTAAGACGTATGGCTGCGGCTCGGCGATTGCAAGCTCAAGCCTTGTCACAGAATGGGTCAAAGGAAAAACCCTTGACCAAGCCGCTGAACTCAAAAACAGTGAAATCGCCGAAGAACTAGCATTGCCTCCGGTCAAAATACATTGTTCAATCCTTGCTGAAGACGCTATCAAAGCCGCGGTAGAAGATTATCGAAAACGGCATGATATCGTTCACTGACACAGCCCGAAACAAGATCTCTAAACTAGTTGCGGCCAAAGGCTATGCAGGAATTCGGCTTGGCGTAAAAACCACTGGTTGCTCTGGCCTGGCTTATGTGTTAGAATACGTGAACAAATACACACCCCAAGATGGCAGCATCAACTATGCGCAACCTGAATTTGTTGTGATTGTGGATCAAAAGCATGACGTGTATTTGCAAGGAATGATTGTTGACTATGTTAGACAAGGCCTCAACGAGGGGTTTGAATTTCGCAATCCCAATGAGCGTGATCGTTGTGGGTGTGGAGAAAGTTTTAGAGTTTGAAACAAAAATACATTGACTTATACATGGACTGGGCTCGGCGTGCCGCCGAACTCAGTCATGCTCGACGTCTACATGTGGGCGCAGTGGTGGTCAAAGACGACACTGTGATCAGCTATGGCTACAACGGTATGCCTGCAGGTTGGGACAACAACTGCGAAGATGAAATCTATCAACAAGACGGCACAGTGGGGTTGAAAACCAAGCCTGAGGTTTTGCACGCCGAGTCAAACGCTATTGCCAAGTTGGCTCGAGGACTCAACAGTGGTTTGGGCGCAGACATTTTTATCACTCATGCTCCGTGCTTGGAGTGTGCAAAACTGATCTATCAGTCAGGAATTCGTCGTGTTTATTTTGGTGAAAACTATCGCGACTCGGCTGGCACTGAATTTTTACAAAAATCTGGAATTGAAGTAAACAAATTATGATCACTCAACGTTACAACTACGCACCCCTTGACCGCACCACCATTGATGGCAAGCGACATTATTGCTTGCCCGACGGCAGCAAGGTTCCCAGTGTCACAACTATACTTGATAAAACAAAGCCAGCTGAAAAAGTACAAGCTCTGCAGAATTGGAAAAAACGTGTGGGCGAGCAACGGGCACAAGAGATCACCACAGAAGCTGCAAATCGCGGCACACGTATGCATGCCTACTTGGAGCACTATGTTTTGCAACAAGACATGAAACCTTTGCCATCAAATCCATTTGCTCACCCCAGCTGGTTTATGGCTGCAGAAGTTATTCTCAAAGGACTAGGCAATGTCGACGAATTTTGGGGCGTTGAAGTTCCTTTGTACTACTCGGGACTTTATGCAGGCACCACAGACTGCATTGGGCTATGGAAAGGACGTCCTGCAATCATGGACTTCAAGCAGACCAATCGGCCCAAAAAGAGAGAGTGGATCGATGATTATTTCTTACAACTTGCAGCCTATGCTGCTGCTCACAACGAAATGCATGGAACCACCATTGATCAGGGTGTTATTTTAATGGCCTGCCAGCCCAAGTTGCTGGAAGATGGTACTTATTCTACCCCAGAATATTTTGAATTTGAAGTTTTGCCCAATGAATTTGCTCATTGGGCCAATGAGTGGATGAAACGAGTGGAGCTATACTATTTGATACGCTAAATATGTGATATCGCAAGGACTATCACTGTGGCAATAGTACAAATTTCAAGAATTACCCAACGCAAGGGTCTAGCACAAGATTTACCTCAACCCCTGGCCGGCGCAGAGCTGGGTTGGTGTACCGACACTCGTCAACTTTTTATTGGCAATGGCACCCTAGTAGATGGTGCGCCAGTGGTGGGTAATACCGAAATACTTACTGAATTCAGCGATGTTCTTGCAGCCTCCACAGCCTATACCTACAAAGGTCAAGCCGCCGGTTATGTTGTACAAACTGGAATCAGCGCCAGCACACCCATCAGTCAAAGTTTGCAGTCAAGACTGGACAGCATAGCAATTATTACAGATTTTGGGGCCACCGGCGATGGCGTTACTGATGTCACTGCCCACATCAACAATGCACTGTATCAATTGTACTGCCGTGATGTCAACACACAGATACGTCGCAGTTTGTATTTTCCTGCTGGCACCTATGTCATCAGTGACACATTGAACATTCCGCCATATTGCAATCTATATGGCGATGGCCCCGAAAGCACCATTATATCATTTACTGCATTGACTTGGACCAATGCAGTTTCCTACAGCAGTGGTGTCCTGGTCAAGAACGGTGCCTCCTACTACAGAAGTGCAGCCGCAGTGCCTATTGGTATCTCTATTTCCAACACATCGTACTGGACGCCTACCACTCTGCCCAGTTACATTTTTAGAACCGCCGACAGCCTGCAACAAACTGGTGCCAACATTGGTACCAATGGTGCAACACCACCGGGTGATTTTGAGATGTCCAACATGAAATTTGTGACCGATCAAGTTCATGATGGTTGCTACATTGAAGCAGCCAGGGATTGTTCTTTCCAAAGCATAAACATACAAGGTCCTGAAACCACAGCGTCACTGACAACCCCAGTCAACAACACTGCCTGTGTGAGCTGGAATACCACCCCGGGATACACCTGTAGCAATATAGAATGGAATCATTGTAAATTTTCAGGCATGATATGGGGCACAAACACAGCCGAACAAATTGAATCGGTGACATTTAGCAATGGTTTATTTGATACATTGTATCAAGGTGTGTACCTGGGAGCCACACTGGCGCCAGCAGTGGGCCCAACTGGATTCCGCATTGTTGAAAACCAGTTTGACAATATCTATGGCGAAGGTATAGTAATTGAGAACGTGGGTCTTAACTGCTCGGCATACAATGCATTTTATGATGTAGGCAATCACTTTAATGGTGCTAACTTGCCATCCACACCAGTAATTGACATCAACGGTTTAAACAATGTCAGCGTTGGCGACATGTTCGAGCGCACTACTCAATTTGCTGATGGTTCAACACCAAGAATTAGACTGAACAATTTGAATGGTATTGCACTGGGCATGAATGTCAGCAATATCACATTTTATCAAAACAACAGTGCCGGCGCAACGCCCTACAACTATGCCAATCAATTGGGTCTGGGCACATATCAACGCACAGCTGGTATCACTGACACCTTGGCCGACAATGCCAGCAGCGCAAGAACTCTACTGACATTTGATGCCGGATACATAAAAGCAGTGAAAATTGATTATACCATTGTTCGTGGAGTTGATGTACAATCTGGATCCTATATCATTATCGCTGGAACTGATGCTTCGGGCACGGGTCTAGCCGGACAAGATACCAGTTTGGACAACGGTACCGGACCCGGAGTGACGTTCAGTCAAAGCGAAACTGCCAGTGTGGTTAGTTGGACCTACACAACCACCAACACCGGTAATGCTGGAACCATTTATTATTCTGTAACAAAACTAGCCTGATGTGGCCACGCACTTTTGCCGAGAGGCTGGCGAGTTGGAATCAACTCAGAAATCAAGCCGCCACTGCTGATCTTGAAACTGCCCTGCGCCAAATCAATAGTTGGTGGTTTCAAACCCCCTGGCGCGCCTATCATTTACATTGGGATGATCGGGATTCCTGGCCCGATCCTTGGCAATTATTGAGCGACGATATCTACTGCCCACTTGCTCGTGCCCTGGGAATCATGTATACTATAACTTTATTGGATCGTGAAGATTTGCAAGATGCTGTGTTGGTCGAGGTCGCCAGCGACAATTTAGTCCTGGTGCACAAAAAGAAATATATATTGAATTGGGACACGGATACCATCTTAAATATCAATCCAACCGGATCAAAAATCCAACACAGCATTGCGCAACAGCAACTAAAACAACAAATTAGGTAACAATGAAACAAATTACAGTGGAAAAACGCAACGGAACTCGCGAGCCGTTGGCGTTGGAAAAGTGGCAAGCGCAGATCGCCAAGGTTTGTTCGGGCATCGCGGACGTCAGTCAGAGCATGATTGAAATCAAGGCCCAACTGCATTTTTATGATGGAATTACCACAAAAGAAATTGATGGAATAACCTTGCGTGCCATAGTGGACCTAATTGATGTAGAGTCAAATCCCGATGTAGGACACACCAACTATCAGTATGTGGCTGGCAAACAGCGTCTCAGTATGCTGCGCAAGGATGTCTACGGCACTTATGATCCCCCTCATTTGTATGAAATTGTCAAAAGAAACGTAAAAGTTGGACTCTATACGCCAGAGCTTCTTGAATGGTATTCAGAAGATGATTGGAACCGCATGAATGACATGATCGATCATGCCAAGGACGAGCAGTATTCTTATGCAGCGGTAGAACAGTTGATTGAAAAGTATCTTGTTCGCAATCGTAGCACCAAGGAAATTTACGAAACTCCGCAAGTACGATACATGATTGCGGCAGCCACAGTGTTTCACAAAGAAGAGCCCAACTCGGCTCGTATGCGCTATATCAAGGAATATTACAATGCGGCTTCTGACGGCTTATTTACTCTCGCTACTCCTGTTCTTGCTGGGCTTGGCACTCCCACTAAGCAGTTCAGTAGTTGTGTGCTCATACGCAGTGATGATGATCTTGACTCCATTTTTGCTAGCGGCGAAATGATGGCCAAGTATGCCAGCAAACGTGCTGGCATTGGTTTAGAGATTGGTCGCCTGCGTCCCTTGGGCTCGCCCATTCGTGGCGGCGAAATCATGCACACTGGCATGATTCCTTTTTTAAAGAAATGGTTTGGTGATCTACGATCATGTTCACAAGGCGGTATTCGTAATGCAAGTGCCACTGTGTTTTATCCCATATGGCATCATCAGTTCGATGATCTCATTGTTCTCAAGAACAATCAAGGCACCGAGGAGAC